CTCATTACGAGGGTCACCTGCAATAGTACGCCTATCGCAGGTGACCCTCGTAATGAGGAAGTCTACAGCCTTATTAAGCAGGGCTACTTTGTTGGCAAGAGTTATGATGGATCCTACGGTATTGACCAAGCGGCGTATCAGGCATACATGATTGAGTCCTCACTATACCGAACCGATGAGGACAAGAAGAGATACCTTCCAGACATCTCAGAGGCAGGCAAGGCGTTTGCCGCAGACCCTGGGCTGCTCAACACCCAGGATGAGTGGAATAGCATCTGGCGAACCGTTGGATACCTTGAGTACGAACCCTAAAATGTGCTAAAATGCCGACACAACGAAGCGAAGATCATCTAGGAAAATACCAGTACGATCTTCTAGAGGTTGGATACTCTAAGAAAGAAGCGATGGCAATTGCCATCAAGATGGCAACAAGAAAAAATAAGAAAAAGAAAGATGGGAAAAAGCGTGGTAGAAAATGGGAGCACCCAGCCTACTAAGAAATACGCTTTGTATATAGGTAAGAGTGTACGAGTGGGGTGGTTTGATACTATTGAGGAAGCCCAATCTCGCGCAATGACCGCGTCAAGGTCTCGGGAACTAGGGAGTCCAGACTTTAGGATTGTTGATAGTAAGACAAAGAAAACGATTGTTAGACTAGCCGCAAATAGCGGAATGAAAATAACACAGGAGAGTAACATGGCGGATCCAAACAAGTTCTTCATCAAGATTGGTAGCAAAAACTACACCACGGGTGATGCTGCTGAACTCCTAAACAAAGATCCGAAGAAGAAGGCAGAATTTATTGCAGCCCGCAAGCGCGGCGCATCAGATCTTGCTGCCTTTGAGTATGTCATGAGTCTTGGTGAGGAGAAGGTTGCAGACGCTGCGCCAGAGGAAGCGCCAGCAAAGAAGGGGAAGGCTCCAAAGGCAAAGAAGACTGGACCATTCCTACAGTCTGAAGCGCCTGAGGCAAAGGCTGCAGAGACCAGCGGCAAAGAGCCACTCAGCACTCGCGAAGCCAATACTGACTTCGGTGCAAAACTTACTGCAAAGGCATTTAAGATTGCAAAGGAGAAGTCTGGTGATGCGTGGCGTACGTTTACTCCAGAGCAGAAACTAAAACTTGTCCTTTCAGTACCGCAGGTAAGTGAACTTCGTGGCTCTGCTGCCGTTGGCGCAATCCGCGCACTTGCTACGCGCATTGGTACGACGCGTGGCGGCGAGGATCTTGCTCCCCTTATTGATAAGTGGGGCAAGGAGCGCGGCGTTGTCAAGCCAGTAGAAGAGTTCGGCGTTACGGTTCGTGGCGTAAAGGAAATTACCGCGATGACGGAACTGCCAAAGGAAGAGCGCAGCAAGTTGCGCCTGCGAACTAGGACAATTGCAAAGCGCCGTGGCAAGGGTGTCAAGGGCGGCTCTGACGAGACGCGTGTTTCTGCGACTGAAAAGGGTACTGCTGTTGCCGCAGTAAAGGCAACTGGGGGCGACGCGCTTAGCGAACTCATTGAGCAGATCAAGGCTGATCAGGCGGAAACCGCAAAGAACCTTCAGGCTTCATCTGACGAGGGATCAAAGATCTTCCTTATGGAGACTGGTGAAGTTGATGAGAACGGCAAGCCTAAGAAGGTAAAGATCCGCATTGACTCAAAGGGTAGCGCAATGGAGCCAGGTCGTACTCGCAAGGGAGAGGCTGAGGCGCTCTCTACGCTTGGCGCAAAGCAGAACGCTGAATACGAAATTGCATCAACCCGAGAAGCATGGAGGGCATACAACGCCTCCTTGCCAAAGGGTCAAGGGATTAGCGCAAAAGAGTTTGTTGAAATTGAATTTGCCGACACGCTTAGCGCGGCTGACCGAGCAAAACTTGCTCGTGCGCTTAGCAAGTTGCGCCAGCAGGAACGAGTTGAGCGACAGTCTGGTAAGGGTGTAAAACCAGCCAAGCCCAAGGTGGTAAAACTCCTTCCGCAGACCCCTGAAGCGGGTCGCGCAAAGTTAAATGCTAAGGACGAGATCCGTGTTCGGAAGCAGAACACCCCAACCGTAGAGTCTGCAAGGGAACCAGTTGTTCCAGCATCTGCAACGCGAGCCGTTACCAAGACGGTTGTCTCTGGTGAGGGTATCCTTGCAGGGGCAGCCAAGCCAGCGAAGCGCGGACCCAAGCGTGTCGGAACGGTAACGCGAAAGCCTACCTTCCAAGACGCTGTTCTCTCGCAACTTGCTGAGACTGGTGGCAAGAAGGACGTTAGGGACTTCCTCGCGCTAAAGGCGCTCCGCGATACGGGATTCCCGAAGTCCGAAGTTCGCACCCGTGCTAAGCAGATGGAAGTATCCGCCAATGTTCGGAAGGCTGCTAAGGCATCTGGGCTACTCAGTTTTGCGGTGATGGCACTTCGGCATCTTGATGGTGAGAGTAAGCGCAAGAAGAAGGACTAAGTGGCTAAGTTCCATGCGACAAAGAGGATTGATATCCTATGGAATGGACTATATTTCAAGGGTCCAGCGGGAACAATCTTTACGCTGCCCGACGAATACTATGAAGAGTTTGTTACCGAAGTCAGCCATGGTGATCCTGAGTTTATCTGGGATTCTATTAACGAAGATCAGGATCTAGAAGACCGTGTCCTTGATCTTGAGACTAATGGAGTCCCGACCGATGCTACGATCACGGTTGGCACAACTACGACTGGTGCTGCTGGCAGCACTGCCTCTGTCACGAACAGTGGCACGACCCATGACCCGATCCTTAACTTTACTATTCCACGCGGTGATACTGGTGCTACTGGTGCTACTGGAGCCACTGGCGCTCAGGGCGTGCAAGGTATTCAGGGGGCGACTGGTCCAACGGGCGCGACGGGCGCTACGGGATCTACGGGAGCGACTGGTTTAGCAGCAAGTGTTAACGTTGGCACGACCGCCACGCTATCTCCTGGTGCTTCAGCAGCAGTTACTAACAGCGGATCCTCAAGCGCAGCGGTATTCAACTTTAGCATTCCTCAGGGTGCAACAGGCGATACGGGCGCTACTGGTGCTACGGGTCCGACTGGTCCGACTGGCGCAACAGGTCCTCAGGGTATTCAGGGTGCAACTGGAGCCACGGGTGCAACAGGTGCAACTGGCGGATCATCCTCTCACTACCACTATAAAGCCAAGACCACTAACACATCTGGCGATCCAGATAGCCAATACCTTGGATGGGACAACGCAACGCAGGTAAGTGCTACCGCGCTAAGGGTCAATCACGTAGACAGCGACAATCAGGACGACGAGGTATTCCTGGATCTCGTAGCACTTGGCGACTTCCTTATTATTCAGGATACTAGCGACGCCGCAAACTATCAGAAGTGGGAAGTAACTTCAACACCAACCTACAACAGCACGTGGAACAACTACCCAGTCACGCTTGTGGAAAGCGCAGGAACTGGTACTACAGGATTCTCAAATAACCACGCCGTTCTCCTAATGATCGTCAACGTTGGTGCCGTCGGACCGACTGGACCGACTGGCGCAACTGGCGCGACGGGCGCAACTGGACCGACTGGGGCGACTGGACCACAGGGAGCAACTGGTGCGCAAGGGATTCAGGGAATTCAGGGGATTCAGGGTGCAACTGGGGCAACTGGAGCAACGGGCGTAGGCATCGTAACTGGTACTGTGGCTATGTGGGCTACGGCTAGTTCTCCAACTGGCTGGCTGTTCCTAGACGGGGCTACTTACAACCAGTCAGCATACCCAGATCTTGCGGCAGTCTTTGGGGTGGGATCTGGGACATTTACCCTCCCAGATATGCGCGACCGCTTTGCCGCTGGTCTTGCCGCCGTTGGAGCACTCAGCAATAACGCTGGTACGTTTGCGCCAAACACGGCAAACGCTACAGCCCACGACCATACGACTAACATTGCGCACGCCCACGCGGACACCATTGCCGTTTCCACACACGGCGACCATACACACAGCGTTAACCCAGCATCTACTGCTTCTGGAGCGCCGAGCAGCAACACAACGTTCTTTCACTCAACAGGTAGCACGGAGCGAACTGTCGCAAGTTCTACGCACACACACTCCACAGATATTGCCGCCACAACCTCTGGTGCAGAAAGCACCAATCTTACCCACACCGTTACTGGTGGAGTTACGTCTCTTGGCGCAACATCCGTAACATCATCTAGCGCGGGTGGTACACTAACTCCTAAGGCTACGTTGTTGAACTTTATTATTAAGACTTGAGGAAAATAATGAACCTACTTAAAATTGTTACCCAGCGCGACTCCATTGAGGTTGGCAAACCAGGAGTTCAAGATAACTGGATGGACGACTGCGCGTGGTCAACACTAGCCTGCGCGATCAACCACCTGACTGGCTCTACTCTTGCAACCAAGCAAGCCCTTGTCATTGGCGAATCCGTGGGTCGGCATGACCGAGACGGCTTCCCAGACCCTACATCGCTTGCGCAACTTGTGGCTGGGGCTAAGAAGGCTGGCATTGCAGCCCGCTACGCCAAGTCGTGGGATGATGTGCTCAAGGCTCTGGCTGCTGGCGCGGTCATCGGCATCAACGTAGAGCAAGCAAAGAACTACCCGCCAGTCAAGATGAGCGACTGGCATCGCAAGCATCAGGTTCGCAAGCCAGGTAAGACCTACGGGCACATGACCTGCGCATCGCAGCACGAGAAGGGCGCTCAGTGGGCTGACCCAACCATGTCGGGCAAGGGCAGTGAGTCCTACGCCGTCCCTGTAACATTGGCAGAACTTAAGCAGATTGCCTCCTCTAAGGGAGATGCCCCACATAAGCGTTGCCTGATCTTCACTAGGAAGCCCGTAGTGGCTCCTGCGAAGCCCGTAGCGCCTAAGAAAGCGGTAGTTAAGGTCAACACCCTGCTTAGCCAAATCCGTAGGTCTGTGACCCGCAATGTCTGAACTAGCCGCAGTCCTTACGGGTTGCCACGCTTGCCGCTCACCCTTCGTAGAGTCTATTAATAAGAAGATGAAAGAGGGGCTGCCAGACAGCCGTATTGCCGATTGGCTCAAGGAGCAGGGCGGATACATTAGCCGCATCACTCTTGGTCGCCACAAGCGCGAGCATCTCATTGACTCCTTTGAGAAGAAGCGCAAGGAGGCTGCCGAAGTGTTACAGCGCCAGCAGAAGACCATTAAATCTGAGGTTGATTTGGCTTCGCTGGTACGAAACCAAGTAAACCTTATGCTGGAAGATGGTATACTTCTTCCTACGTTAGCGGAGGGGCTACGGGCGCAGGAGATCATTGACCGACGGAATGAGAAGTCAACAGATCGCGACCTAACCATCATGCTGGCTCAAGTACTTGGCGGTGTTGCAGTGATTGAAGGATCTGCACGAGAAATAAGAATGGAGATTACAGATGGTGAAGCGTAAGACACTACGAAGAGTAAAGGTTAAGTACGGGGTAGACCCTGAACTTGAGCGCATTGCTAATATTTACCTTGAGGGTAATAAGCCAGCAAAGCCAAAGAGGACTAAAGAGGCTAAGCCGTTAAACACTGGCGTCGCTACGGAAGTAATTCGCGGAGCAATAACAGGCGACATTGCTAGGCTAAGCAATAATAAGCGTGCATCTACAATTCTTGGTCGTGCGGCTGGAGTAGAGTTGGCTCGCGGCAAGAGATTGGCAGCAGCAGGGCAAGGTGCTCGCGCAAAGAAAAGCATTTCTGTTGGAGATGCACTTATTGGCGTTGGTCAAGTAGCCAAGGCGGGTGCTGATGCAGCGCCTTACGATCTTGCGAACAAAGCAAAGAATCGTGGTAAGAAAGATTCCGCGCTGATTACTGGGGCAACGCGAGTAGGTCGCAAAGTCCGACAAACGGACAGGATGATTGGCGCAACTAGAAGGACGCTAAGAACTGGCAAGGCTGTCGGTGGTAAGCGCGGTAGTATATTGGGGATCGCGGCAATGTTTGCCTCGCATCTCGCTGGTAATAATAAGAAAGATAGAGGTTGATTATGGCTCCGAAGAAGATTGTTAAGCGTATTAAGCGTTCACTTCCACCACGAAATAAGGATGGCTTTGACCCGCGACTAGTTGCGCTTGGCGCAATTGGCGGCGCTGCTGCGGGGGCTGCTCGCGGTCGCGCTGCTGGGCGACGTTCGGCGCTCAACGATATTTCAATGAGTGGTCGCTACCCAACTACAGATGATATTCGTCGCTCCAAGGATGTTCCTAGTGGAGAGGATAACTGGGGAAGCACTCGCTACAAGCAAGTTCCTGATAAATTTGGAACTGGGGTAATGAGTGCTGGCTATAGGACTAGGTTGGGTCGCAATAGCCAAGCATCGGAATGGCTCTCAGAAAATATGGCAACAGAAGGAAAAAAGGAATATAAGTCCGACCGAAAGGTCAGCAAGTTTGTTGCAAGGACTATCGGCAAGGCAACTGTTTCTGCTCGCGGCAAGCAGGGTGCCAAGCGAGGCGCTGTAAAGGGCGCGATTGGCGGCGCTGCACTTGCAGCCCTTGTTCAGTTGGTAGCAAAGGAACTTAACAAGAAGTAATCCCTGGGAGGGGAATATGACAAAGAGGGAACTGGCTCAGGCGTATATCGCCAAAGCCCTCCCCTTGCTTAACCTTAAGCAATGGGATGTAAAGGTTTCAGAGTCTTTGCCGCCAGACGATTCGTACGCAGACATTGAGGTTTCTGAGAACCTCTGGTCTGCGACGATTCGTCTTTCGGAGGATTTCTGGAAAGAGAAACCAGAGAATCAGCGCCGTATTATTGCGCATGAACTTATTCATGTACACTATGCTGGCGTTGAACGGTTGCTGAATACCATTCAGACATCGGTTGGCAGTATGGTCTTTGACGTGCTAAACCACGTCTGGGATACGGAGACAGAGCGTGGGGCTGACTCGTTGTCTACTCCTTTGGCAAAGGTATTGCCGCTCCCTGATTTCAAGGAGGTTCAAGATGGCGGGCAAGAAGCCAGCAAAACTCGCAAGCGCAAAGCCTAACCAGACGTTCTGGACACCAAAGCCCTGCGGTGGGTGCGGCAAACTGATTGAGACAATGAAGGAAGCCAACCGACTACTAGTCAAGGACTTCGTCGGCGCTAAGGCTAATACCCGATTCCTATGGAGGCACAAACTCTGTGTCTAGTCCAGCGTGGTCCCGTAAAGAAGGAAAGAACCCAGCAGGCGGGCTGAACGCCAAGGGTCGTGCGTCTTATAAGGGCGGCACGCTCAAGGCTCCAGTTAAGAGCGGGGATAACCCGCGCCGTGCGTCGTTCCTTGCCCGAATGGGTGGAATGCCTGGAGCAGAGTACGATGCTAACGGCAAGCCTACCCGCCTACTCCTGAGCCTACGGGTATGGGGTGCAAGCAGCAAGGCTGACGCAAAGCGGAAGGCTGCAGCAATCAGCGCCCGTAACAAAGCCAAGCGTGTCTAGTCTCCTAGAAGACCTAAAGGCTGGTAGGGAAGATCCAGTTTTCTTTGCCGAGAGATTCCTCGGAATCATAATGAACCCTGGGCAGCAACGGTGGGCGCGTTCTTGTGTAGAACGGGCTGAGAATGGCTGGTCTCCCAAGTTCCTCACCACGGTAGTAAGCGCGGGCAATCGCGCTGGCAAGACTATTGCTATGGCTCTCGTCATCTTCCACTCCGCGTTCTATAAACTTGGGGTCAAGCCACCACTTGCTGGAGATTCGGACGACGCACTGCGCTGGATCAAGGAGCCGTACGAGTGGTATCACATCGGCATCCAACAGGAAACCGCCGAACTTGTGTTTCGCGAGTTGACCATGATCTCGCAGGGTATTCACCCAGCGCAGAAAGGGCGGAAGGCTCCACTTTTTATGGAGTTGGGACAGATCGCGACCTTCAACAAGAAGTATCGCGGCGAGTACCTCTGGTTCCAGTTCAACAAGGCGGTCGGCGGTGCGAGCATCCACTTTCGTACGACGCAAGACAAGGCGAAAGCCCTCCTCGGTAAAGATATGAACGGCATCTCGTTTGACGAAGCGGCGTTTGATTCCCATCTCATGACCGTTTATCAAGAGGTCTTGAACCTTCGCCGCCTTTCTACTGGCGGACAACTTCACTTTATCTCTACCCCTACGGAGGGCATCAACGATTACGCGGATCTTTGGGAACTTGGTAATCCTGAGAATAGCGAGCGGGATTCCCAGTTTATCTCGTTCCGAATGTCTACTAGGGATAACATTGGCTACGGGCTTACTCAAGAGAACTTTGATTCCATTGTCCGACAGCAGGTTGCCTACCTTGTTCCACAGAACATTGACGGGTACTTTATTGAGGCTAGGGAAGCGTACTTCAATGCTCCTCAGGTGGAGAAGGTATTTGACGATACAATGCCTGACGAGCAGGAGCCAGTGGCTAAGAGGCGGTACGTTCAGGGGTGCGACCCAGCCATTGCTTCGGACTCCACTTGGGCGATTATCCTTGACTTTACAGACAAGAAGAGCATGCAAGGCGTGCGTTGCCGCAAGAAATCTGGTCGTCAAACCGTTACCTCCTTAGTAAATATGCTACGAGAGAGCCATCTGTTGTATAATCAGGGAAGTCATTGTACCACTATCATTGATAATACAGGATTTGGTGGTAAGATGTTTGCTCAGGAGTTGAGTATAATCAAACCGTTAAGACAGGTAGACTTTGCAGGTACTAAATCTAAGAAGTTAGAAATCCTGTCTGACCTTAAGACTATTATAGATAAAGAAATGATCAAGTTCCCTAAGTCGGGGATCTGGCTTGAACTACGAAGGCAACTTCTGGGGTATAAGTTAGAGGATCGGAATCTAGAAACTGACGCGGTAATGGCTCTGGCAGTAGCGGTGCGACATGCAATGCGATCTGCTGGAGAGACAGTAGCCGAGGCTAAGTTCAACTACTTTGGGGAGATGTAATGGCAAAGAACATTCCAAGTCTGCAGACAAACGACCCACAGGTAATTGACATTGCCCAGCGCGGTAATGCGCTCGTCTCTAAGATTGCAGGCGGGGGCAGGAAGAACCTTAACAGCCCAGTTCTTTCTGAAGAGAACAAGCGAATCCTCAAGTATGCCAAGACCTCTAACGATGAGAACGCCGTTGCTAAACTTCAGCAGATGCTTGAGCGCAAGGGTTCAGTAGAGCCAGAGAACGCCCGACGACGACAACTGTTCCGCCGCTTTGATAATCTGTTCCACGCGAGGACGATCACGGCTGGCGGAGCAGACCATTGGGCTGAAGATCCGTCGGCTCGCATGGCTGGGCGAACGCACGTTTCGGTCAACGTTCACCCTGCTTATGTTTCAATTCCAGCGTCGCTACAGGCAGTACGACCAGTAATCAACTATCTCCCAGATGGTCCGACGCGAGATGACCGCAAGGAGGCTCAGGCTCGTGAGCGACTATTCCTCCGATGGTGGGAAGAGGCTGATCTGGATATCATTATGGAAGATGCCGCTCTGTACAAGTCGCTATACGGTGATACTGCCGCCAAGATTGAATGGAATGAAAACGATGGTATTCCAAAGGTCAGCGTAGTTTCTTCACCAGAGAACCTATACCTCGGTTACGGTGCATCCGACTACACTAAGATTGACTGGGCGTTGTACCATTACGGACTTTCTCCGCAGGCTGTGCAGGATGAGTTTGGTCTTGACGTTATCCCAATGAAAGATGGAAACGAATACTTCCCATATGTAAACTCCAGCGATCATCTTGACCCGCTGATGCAGGCGTGGGCTGCTTCTGCTGAGCGCATGGTTGACCGACGAGATACGGCTTACGAGCGCATGCAGATCTCAGTCTTTGACTACTGGTACAAGGTCCCAGTAAACGATAAGGAAGATCGTGTCTACAACTGCGTCTTTGTTGGCAACAAACTTGTTAGCGAAACCGAGCACCCAGAACTTGACGGCAAACTACCATACCTTCCACTTGTCAACTCTCGCATTCCTGGGTCGCCATACGGCAAGCCAGAACTCTACGACGTAGAGCAGTTGCTTCGCGAGAAAGACGAGCGTATTACTCAGGCTGCCCAGTTTATTCAGCAGGTTGTTGGCGGACAGATGTTCCAGTTGATTGGGCAGGATGCGCCAGAGGAAGTTCCAGCCAACGCAATTCCAAAGCCAGGTCGTATCGCTGCTCCTGGGGCTGGAAACCGTATTGAACCAATCCAGCCGTTTATTCCAAACATTCAGATTGAGCAGTACAACCAGCGTATTGACCGCGAACTTGCGGTTGTCTCTGGCTTGAACGACTTGCTACTCGGCGTTGCTCCGTCCTCTGTACTTGGATCGTCGCGTGCTATTGCGTCGCTTGTTGCAAACTACGAGCAGCGCATTGCCGCTAAGCGCAAGATCTTCTACAAGTGGATTAAGGAAGTGTGGAAGGTTGCTGCTAAGATCTGGGAAGAGAAGGATCCTTCAGTTGCTATGATCATCAACGGTCACTACCGTATTGAGATTACGCCACCTGAACTTACCCCACGAGATACGCTTGAACTCGCAAATACGGCGATCAGTCTTGTGCAGAACCGTATCTGGAGCGCAGAGCGCGCAATGGACCGTGTCGGCGTGGACGATGTGCAGAACGAGAAGGAAATTATCCGCGACGAGCAGACAGATGCAACGCTTAACCCAGCCGCCGTCTCTACGATGGCAAGCGTGGTCGGTGCGTTTAAGCAACTTGGTCTTGGCGCACCAGAAGGCATTGGCGATCCTAATGCACCTCTTGACCAAAATCAGGCAATGGCTGCAATGCGCGGTCAGAATCCACCGCCACAGGGAAGTCAGTCAATGAACGATCAGAACCTCATTCCGCCTGGAGCGGCAGAGGCTCAGCCACAGAATCCAGCCGAGGGTGCTGCCGCTCTAATGGGCGAGCAACTTGGTCAGCAGCAAGGAGTATAAGAGATGGCAG